AATAATGGAATGACAGGCAAGCAGCAGTTTGGTTCTTTAGTTTGCAGTCAACCTACTATGGCTGTAACTCCTTTTTATACAGGTAATGATGCACAAGGAGAGGACACTTATTCTATAAACGAAGGTTGGGGAGTGCAGATGAGTTTTATGATACCTTTAGGGGATAATAAAACTTGTAATGAACTATCAAAAGTAAAATTAAAACTAGCTCAAGAAGAATTAAATAAAAACATATACGATAAGAATTTAGTTCGTATTTTGAAATGTTCACAGCTTCATGCTAGTGGCTATATGCTGAATCCTAAATCAGAGTATGCTTACCTTTGTGCGGATGTAATAAATATTAGAGCGTATGTTCGAGCTAATTCAGAAAAATTTAAAGGCGAGTAACGCTTATTTATCTTTACTTGCCATCTTTTCTTTTACATTAGCTACTTCTTTCTTTAACACCTTAGTAAATATCTTCTTAAATATCTTTTTTATTTGCCCTACTACAGCTTGCATAGCGATTGAGCCTGTAACGGTCACAATGGATGCAGCACCTGCACTTATTACACTTGATGCCACTACCTCTGGGGCAGGTATAGGCATTTCTCCAAAAAAAGGTATATTAAATGTAGCTATAGGTTCTTCAGTTGATAAAGTTTCTTTGGGGACTGGCAGGTTTGTCGGTATTGTCTCTGGTTTTACTTCTAACCCTTCCTCCTTTGAAGATGCTTTTTCTTCTTCAGCAGAAGATTCCTGACCTCCCAAACCCGACTCTACCTGTTCCAGACTTGGAAGGAGCAAAGGATCTAAATAAGGTTCTTCCACTACAGGGGGATAAAAAATTGTTTTAGGTGGATTGAGTATATTATTTGTGTCAGGTAAATAATACTCTGGATAATCCAATTATTTACCAACTTGTTTCTGTGCTAATGCGTGTGCTTGTTTAAATGATTTGCCATTACGCATTTCTTTTTTCATCATATCCATGTGTTTTTTAGAATGATGCTCTGAATGTTTTTTTAGAGTCCGCATTTGACTTAATGTCAATTTTGCCATCTATGAATCCCAGTTAATTTCTTTTTTTGCTGCTGCTAATTTTTCAGCACCAGTTATTTTAGTCAAAGTAATAGTATCGTTAAGTAATAATTTTGGGTCAAAGCCTGTTTCTGCTACAACAACAGTTCCTATCTTCATCCACTTCTTTAATTTACTAGCATCATTTGTGGTTTCTCTCATACCACAACCCCATGATTCCTGTTTACCTGTAAAAGTTAAACGATAAAATTCTGAATAGTCAGATGCTTTGAATTGAGCCATTAGTTTAATCTCCTGTAAATTGATTCCAGTTGGATTTTACCCAAGCTTGGTTACTACTATGATAATCTCCGTTCATGTACCATGAGTTATCCCCATGTCTGTACCATTCTCCTGACTTAGTAAGAATAGAACTACAAGTTTCGCCACTACCTGAGTGAGCATGAGTAAATCCACCTTCAATTATAGTTTCAGGAGTTCCCCACCAAGGTACAAAATAATCTACCCACTCATTATTAGATACAAAGGTATCATTATTACCATCAGCTTCAAGGTATGGAGTAGTTACATAGTTCCAGTAACCTGCAATAAATAGCCTTCCTTCATCATCTTCTAATACAACTCTGTTTGCATCTTCTCCATCTCCACCTCTAGCGTGGATTTTTACAATAGTTCCTATTCTTAATTTTTTATAGTTTGCGTGTGATGGATCATCTCTGAATGAATGTAAAGTTCCAGTTACTTCATTTGGCCTACTATTGTTAGAACCATTTGTATTTAAACTTGGATCGCCAAAATCCCTAAATTGTATTTCTGCTCCAAACCAATCTGTACTGTTGTTGTTAGCACTTGTAGTTCTACCAGTTCCTTGTTGTCCATAGGAGTTGTAACCAGTAGCATATACTTTCTGGTTATAGCCAGTAGTTCCTCCATCAGTAATAAAGTATAAAGTCGAATATCTGTTGTTAGTACAAGCCATATATACTACTTTCTGATTATTACTATTCCACATAGTGCCTGAGTTAGTAAGTATTACTGGAATTTCTTTTCTATTTGGACTACTTTCATAAACTCCACCACTCGCTCCATGAGCGTGACCATGATAACCTGCAAAATAAACTTTACCTTCGTCAGTTAATATCCAGACTTTACCTTCGTCATCTCCATCTTGGTTAGCTATAACATGAACAACTTTTTTATTTTCAATAGGAGAACCCGATACTGCTGTCATCTCTTGTGGTGTTGTTTGATCTGTAGTGTTACCTATACCAAGTTGACCATTACCATTTCTACCCCAAGACCATAGCTTGCCTGACTCTGTTATTGCATAAACAGAAGTATAATAATAACCACTATCACATATATAAATAATTTTTTCATTACCTACTCTACTCATAGGCATTTGCTTTGCGTAGTAATCATTACTTGTGCTGTTATCTCCTAGTTGTCCATATCCGTTATAACCCCATGTATATAGCTTTCCGTTTGTATCTAACATTCTAACGGAGTAATAACTATCGTTATCTCCATTAAAGTTTTGTGCAGCAGAGAAAGAAATAAATTTAATCTTAGGGTGGTTTGCTCCTGATAATCTCGCTCCTGAGTCATCAAAAAATACAACACCCATAGCTGCTGCGTTTAAATCCCAAGTAGAACCATTACCCCATATTCCATAACCTGCATAACCACCTGCCAAGACCATGCCATTTTCAAACAACTGGTAGCCATGCCTACCTGATTTGTGCATTTGCATTAACCTAGGCCAATTATGTTTTAACTTTCCATTATCGTCATACAAGTCAAGAACATTACCGTTTAGATCGGTTAATAAATGTGCATAGTCTGGGTGTCCTGCAAGTGCTTCTTCCCAGAATTTAGGAGTTCTATTACAACCACTAGCAGGATAATGGTGTGAACCATTGTATGCACTTTGACCATAAACACCATAGCCACTACCGTAAGTGTAATCATAACCACTTGTATGATAGTGATTACCAAATTCAAAATATTGTCTCTCTCCTATTGCACCTTGCCTTCTATAACCTGCTGTGCAACAGCCATATTGAAATCCTCTACCGCTTTTCTTTAAGTATGCAGGTAAAGGCCATAGACTTTCTGTATAGTTATTGATTGTTGCGTTAGGCCAATGACAGAATCCTTTTGCTAAATCCTTTGGTACATTATAAGGCTGCTGAACAATATGTTTTTTATATGTAGTAGTACCAGACCAAGAAGGTACTAGCTTTAAATCTTTTAAGCTTAAACTTATAGTGTCTGCTTGGTTTGCTTCATCACGAATAATAACGCTACTTAATGTACTATTTGCAGGGGGTGTATAAGTTATCGTTCCTCCGTTAGTCACAAATTGAGGTGCAGCACTACCGTCTGTTATTCTTCCACCGCTTCCTACACCGCTATATCCACTTGCAGCAGGATCTTTAATAGAATAAGTTAAACCGTTAGTAGGAAAAGTAAAGGAGTATGATTTTCCTTTTGTAATAGCAAGAGCCGAAGATTGTCTGTCATGTTGATATATTTTTGGTTTTGCTGTTCCATGATTAGTATTAATAACTCCTTCAGACATTGTTGAATGAACAGAGCAAGCGTATCTAAGAATAAATAGAGCAGGGGGTTTTGGAGTGAATACAATATTTGCACCTGCTTGACCTGCTGTACCATTTCTAACAATTCCAAAATCAGCTTCACTATATCCAGTAACATTTACAAAAGAATACGCTGTACCTGTCCAATATTTAAAAGCAAAAACGTGGCCTGTATTGGAAGAATCACTAACATCAAACGTATATTGAGAACCAATTTTTATAGGAATTGAAGGTCTTTCTTGAGTTCCAGAAATACTACCTCCGCTAAGATGAAACTGATTTACGTTGTTTACTGCTGCGACTGTAACTGTATAACTAACAGCTTCGTAAGTTTCTCTTTGGTCATCTGTTAACCATGCTTTTCTAGTTCCACCAATAAGTACTGGATTGTATTCATAGTTACCTTCATTTGGTATATCTTCTAAAGGTTTTTCTATAACACTTAATTGAGAACCTACCGCACCAATAGGTAATTGAACATTAGTTGTATCATCATTATCTTTAAATATCATTCCTCCTGACGCATTTAATACAGATGCACTAGGAGCAGGTGTAAATATTGCCCAGAGAGAACTAGCATCAGGAGCAGGTGTACCTGCAACATTTGCTTGTCTATATCCTCCTAGGGAGGTTAATAGATATACCGCATTATTATAATTAACTAAATCTCCTTTTTGATAAGTTTCTGTTGAACTAAAAGTACCTCTCATGTTGAGACCTACTGTCATAAATTCAAACAGACTGCTATCTTTTGGATTTGTTGTATTACTACTTGCTACACTTCCTACGACAACAAATGAAGAACCATTAAACTCTACAACGTCATCTATGTCGTATGCAGTATTTGTAGTCCAAGTTCCTCTCCAATTAAACTTGAGTTTACCTAAATCAATTTGTGCCATAGTTAAATGTCGAGTACGAGATGTCCTTGTAATCCTGCTGCTATGTTTGCAGGAGAATTTATTGCAAGTGTGAATTTAGGAGCATTAGGGGCAACGCTACTAAGTACGTCTTCGCCTAAAAAATAGGCATGACTAGCCCCATTCTGTACGAAGTCGTTTGCTTTGTAAACAGTTGTGTTGGGGTCATTAGCTAGATTATAGACCATTCGTAACATTCCGCTTTCTAATCTTTGAAAACCTACAAATACTGAAGTCCTTGCTAAATTCGTTGCTGTGCTTGCTGCGTTAGTTGCAGTAACCGCAGACGCAGCAGCTTGAGTGGCACTTGCAGCAGCTTGTGTAGCAGACGAAGCAGCAGCAGCAGCACTAGCAGATGCTTGTCCTATTGCTGTATTTGCGTTTGCGATACCTGCGTCTAGCTGTCCTTTTGTAGCTGCGTCAGTAGCAGCAACCCCATCTCCCAATCCTGATATTTTATTTCCTGCTAAATTTAAATTTCCTTGTAAAGGTAAAGACCCATCTCGTTTTACGAAACCATCTACATACTGTTTGTTTGCAGCATCTTTTGCATCTACAGGGTCATTAATAAGTTTTATTTTTTTATTATTAGCTGTTAGATCATTTCCGTCTGGTACAATTCCTGCTGCTGCGTCATCTGAATTTTCTTGCTGTGCAAATAATACTTGTCTTAATCCTGTATCAAGATCAAGTTCTGTAAGAACTGAACCATCTTGAAAGTCAACAACTGGCAAACTAATATCTGTATTTCTTTGAAACCTTATGGCAGTTCCATTTGCAGGTGCATTAGTAAAAGTTAAGGTTTGTCCATTAATTGAATAGTCTGTATTAATAGTTTGTAGGACTTCATTTACAGTTACATCTATTCCTAAAATAGATATGTATGAAAAGCTAATAGCAAAATTAACTTCAGTTCCGTTTCCTGTGTGATTAGTAAACGTATTGGTGTTGTTGGTAGCCATAATTAATAGTCTCTAAAACCTTTAAGTAACTCGGAAGTGTTAGTTTTATTCTGTCCATTTTCCCATAATAATACTTCTTTTCTCATGTTTTCATACATTTTTCTTTTTTGTTCACTTAAACCTTGTACACCCTCTGGCAAATTTTCTCCCTTAATAAATGCTTCTTTTGCTTTCTTTTTATAGTAAGAATGTATTTCAGTTAATACTTTATCTAAGTCTTTTCTTACACCATTTATTAGATCAACTCTCATTCTGTCATTGAAATCTGCTGTAATATACCAGTCATTACCTGTAGCTCTAGCCATTTCTCTTCTATCTTTCATACTTATATCTTTTCCTTTTAATCCTCTATAATCACTTAATAACTGTAACGATAACTGACCAAAAGGACTTTCTATAACTTGCTTCATAGCGTCATACATTCTTTGTTTTTTTCCGTTGTAATACAAAGGAATATAAGCAGTTGTAGTTATTAAATCTGCAAGTTCATTACCGTCTAAATAAATTCCTTGACCAAATTTATTTTTATCTACCAAAACATCTGTTGGAGGTTCATACGACCCACCAATAGCATTTAAAGTTGATAAGACTATATCGTTATTACTCATTGATTTTGGCATCCAACCGCTTGTTAAAGGGTTCATTTCTCCTTTTCCAAAGCCAACAGGAAGTTCTATAAACTGACCTGTAATGTGATCTTGCATAGGTCTTGCTTCAGCATTACCCCAAAATGTCTTGGCTGCTACTTCATTAAGAAATCTTTGATAAACAACAAAAGGAGCTAAATTAGTATTCGGTTGTCCATCATCATCAAGGAATCGTCCTTTAGGTATCTTCTTATCCATGCGTACATTTCCTGACTTCCCTTCATCAAATAATCCTGAATTTATTGCAACTTTTACATTTCTACCTAAACCACTCATAGGTACAGCTAATGTTGCCATTCGATTCATCAAGAATCCATTTAATGTAGATTCATTATTAAAAACTCTTACTAATTCTGTTATTGATCTTGTAAAAGCTTTATCTCCAAGATTGTTATACATAGCAGCCATAATCACTTGATATAAACCATCTTTTTCTAATTGTTGGTCTTCTCCCATCAGACCCATAATTCTTACAGTATCGGCCATTGAACTTAAAAACATTGAATATGGATCAAGCCTTTTATAACTAATGTATCTATAAGCTAGTTTTCCATCTGCTCCTCTTACAAGTCTTACGTCTGGATATTCAGGATGGGGTATAACTTCGTATGCTGCTCCTTCTGCTCCATATTTTGCTATGTCTTCTTCTGTTGCTCTTAGCCTAAAAGCATAAGGCATCCATCCAGTTTTTAATAGTTTTTCTCTTTGTTGTTTATTAACAGGCAAACCACCTGTAATAGCAACTTTTGCTAAAGGATTATTCATGTTTTGTGCCAACAAAAATCCTGATACTAAGAAACCATTACCTGCTATCATCCTTCCTTTTGCCATACCTCTTACAGCAGGATCTTTGGAAGCCATATCTTCTGCGTGTTCTCTTACAAAAGCTATATGTTTTTTCATCCAAGGATGTTTTGCTAAAGCAGGTGCAAGAGGTGTAGTCTTAAAAAACTGCTTCATTATGTTATTGGGAGTTCTTACAAAAGGTAAGATTTGACGTAATGCAGGATGTTGATTTACCAACCGTTGTACCCATTTACCTGAAGTACCATCTAATAAATCTTCTGTAAAAGTTGCTTCGTTAGCATATTGTCTAGCTTCTTTATATAATTGAGCATTTTGTTTTGATAACTTACCTGTCATTGATTCTTTGTTAACAACATCAATGATTTGATTAAATTGCTTATTAACATATTTTTCATATTCAGCTTGATCTGCAAAATTTTTCTTTAAACTTCTCTCCCATATTTTTGTTCTAACGTATGCTCTAAAATTTATTTGTTTAAAAATTTCATCTTCAGCCATTAAGAAACGCTGTGGCAAAGTATAAAAACCATGTACTCCTTTAATTATCCAATTCTTACCGCTTACATCTACAGCACCTAGTTTTGATAAATCTACAGTATTGTTTGCAGCATCTAAAATATTTGCATTGTTCATAAATGCTTTACCTCCCATAACTGTAGATTCTCCTATAGCAACTGTCATATAATAAATATCCATCATGGCTTTTTTTATAGTCAATGCTCCTTCTGCTCTAAGAGATTGATTACCTATAACTGTGCCTTCTATCATTTCATATCCACCACCAAGTACTTTCGTAAATGGTCGCATAGCTGAATTAAAAGCAGTCGAAAGCATATTAACTTGATGAGTTATAGGACTAGATAAAATCGAATTTATAAATAATTCATTAGTTATTTTCAAAACATTGTTACCTTTTTGTGCTTTCATTATCATCTTCATAGCTCTTGGATTTGTAGCTGCAAGATGTAATTGACGAGTAAGTTTCATAAGTGCTTTTGTATTACCTTCATCAGCAGCCCTTATAATTTGTTCAAATGTAAATGCTCCTAAAGGGTCATCCATTCCATCAATTAAAACATTATCTGTCTTTTCAAAGTTGGCAAAGTCATTTATTATTTTTTCTTGATTGCTTGATTCAAAATAAGTTTTCAATCCTTTGACTTTAGTTGTAGCTCCTTCAACTAAATCTGCTGAAGTTTTATTTATATTTTGTAGAGCAGAACCTAAAATCCCTCCTGTTCCTTTTTTGACATTTAGTAAGTCACTATAAAATTGTAATGTAAAAGCTAAGTCTTCTTTTAATATTTGGTAGCCATCTCCTTTTTGTACTCCTCCTTTTGTTAACTTTGCCATCTCGTGCATTTGTGATGACAAGTCACGCAGAACAATACCTGATTCTAAAATCATATCGTTCAATGTAATGATTACAGCAGGTAAATCAATTTCTCCGTTTACACCATATTGATCTACAAAATCTACTGCTGCGTCAAAAACATCTAAAGGTAATTGAGTCTTTGATTTTAAATATAATTCCTTATTACTTCTTGTATTTTTTTTATTTAAGTCTGCAACAACTTTTGCTCTTGCACCAATGTATTCCCATATTGCACCTTTATTAACTATCTTCCCATCTTTTTTAAATAAAGTCTTATATAAATGTCTAGGATTAAATGTTCTAGTAATTTTAGAACCTTTTAATGGCATCCCATATAAAGATTTACCATCTCCTCCTACAATGTCTTTGTAATATTTCTGCATACCTTTATCGTTTTGCAAAGCCTTCTGATATTTAACTTGACTAATCATTAAGTTTGCATCTATTTCGTCAACTTCAACTTTTCCTATATCTGCTCCGTTCTTTTTTATAGTGTCATTTAATTTTGCAAGAATAACCTTTCTTCTTTTTCCATTCTTTTTGATGTTATAAAATTGATCCATAACATAATCAAGGACTTCTTGTCCTTTTTGACCTGTTAAATCAGTAATGCTTTTTATGCCAAAAAGTTCACTATAAACTTTTGCTTTTTTCGCTCCTTTCTTTACAACATTTTTACCAACCTTACCCACAAAAGGTAAACCTTTACCTACAAGTCCTTCTCCTACAACTAAACCTTGAACAACAGCTTGTAATCTACTTTTTAGTCTTTCTTCTACTACAGGATTATCTTCTTCCATAGTTAAAAAATCAACTATAGGTTGTGCCAAATCAATCCTGTCTTCTATCATTCTTAATAGATTATCGTCATAAGGATCTGTTAAAGCTGCTTCTGTTACTGCACCTGCAATAGCATATCTAAATCTTTTAACTCCTATTTTTTTTAAACTATTAGCTATCAATCCTGTTGGTATAATCCATTGACTTATTGTTTTACTTAAACCATAAGCAGATAGCAAATTGTCATCTTGTTCTTCTTTATATTGTTCTCTAACACCTATTTTAAAACCATAGTTTTCATGCCCTTCTTTAAAACCAATTAAATCAAAATCATCTGCTCTTTGAGAATTATATAAATCCCCCATAACTAAATCTAAAACATCATCTCCAAAGGCATATAACTCATTAATGCTTTCAATACGACCATGTATTAATCCTGCAATAATTTTACCTGTTAAAGTTTTTTGTAATTCTTTCTGATTCTTTAACATCCTTTCATTAAAGTCTTTGTTTTTTATTCTGTTTTCTTCCGTCTTTGCGTCATACCATTTCTTAACACCTCCGAACCATGATGTATCTTCTGTCTCTGGTTTATCTAATGGATTAACTTTTGCATTTTGTATCTCTTCGTTTTGTTCTTTTTTATTTGCAATTTCGTTTCTTCCTTCTTGTATCTTTTCACTTTGCTTTTCATCTTCAACAATATTTTTACCAACAAATTCTTCTTCTTGTACTTTGTCGAGTGCGTTTACTGCATTAGCTTCAGGACTATCATTCCCTGAAGTTTTTATAAGATTAGTAATTTCTTGAGACATTTAGAATAATGGAGGTTCTCTTCGTGCATCATTAAGAACATCTGTCACTAGCTTAACGTAGTCTGAGTCTGTTGCATATTTGTTTTCCTTCAATCTTATTATTGCTTCTTCAGCAGTATTTACATTAATAAGACCTTTTCTATCTTGGAAATCATCATTCCAGAATTTTTTATAATGTTCTATTGATTCTCTTATGCTATTAAAGTTTTTAAAGTGTGCCATTACTCTTACCTTCTTACCATCTATTTCTTCAAATGTAGGTGCTAGTGTTGATTGTCCTGCATCTATCTCAGCTTGTGTTGCTTTTATACCAAAGTAATTATTTTTACCAGTAACTAATAATCCATGATCTGACTCAGCACCAAATTGTGCTGCAAGTACTTCTGGGAATTTAATACCAACTTCTTTAGCTAAAGCATAAATTGTTTTAAAGTTAGTCTCCATACGCAATATTGCATTTGGTTCTTTACTAATCTCTACTTTTTTATCTTGTTGTTGTTTCACTTTCTTGCCTTTAAATGGTAAAGCCATAGCTATAAGGCTGCCATCTCTTAACCCTAAATTTGATGGAACATCAGACCTGACTTCAGATAAATCATTACCATCAATAAAATCTCCTGTTGTTGTTGTTTCACTTTCTTCTAAACCTTCTCCAAGTTTTTCTGTTTCTTCTTTGTCTAATGCTTGATAATCTGTATATAAATTATATTTCATGTAATTAGGAAGACTCTTGTATTCTCTGGAATCACGAGTTATTCCATAATATTTATCTAGGTACATATCATACTTTAGTTTATCGTTAACATCAGAATCTACTGGATAATCTATATCTGCTGAAGCTATAAGATCTCCTTCTTTTAATCCTCCGATTGGTGGCATAGCAGCATTTAATAAACTATTATTCATCAACTGAGACAAGTTTAGATCTCTTCGACTTTTAACTTTTGTCTTAGTGCTGTCCTCTTCTTCTTTTCTTATAATTTTTGGAGTATCATCTTCTTCTCTACTCTCTTGGTCTGTATCTTCTGAATCATCTATAAGCTGATCGTTGTCTTCAGATGTTTCTACTTTTACATTTTCAATATTTTCTTCTGTAAAAACTTCTTTACCAAGTATTCTGTTTACTTCTAATTTTTCTTCTTTAGTTAACTGATCGAATCTATTGCCACTACCATCTGGATTTCCTTCATCATCAAGTCTAGGGTTTATAACTTCAGGTGGTTCAGGTGGTGTTGTGTCTATTTCGTACTGTTTCATTCTTTTATCAAGATCTGGATAACTACCTTTTAACACTCCTTCTATTTCTTTGTATTTTTCTAATAAGCCATATTGTTTTATTTCGTCATTAGTTAAATCTAAATTATCTAATAATTTTAAAAATTTATCTTTGTCTCTAATTTCTCCATCTTCATCCATATATTGACCCATTATAAAACCAAAATTAACATCTTCTCCTGCTTGATAATCGTATGCGTTGTCTAAATCTTCAATACTAGGTTTTAGTCTTTTTCCATCTACATAATCCTGCTTGGAGTTTAAATTCTGTAAAACAAAATTAACTCGTTCTACATTAATTTCTTTATTCCTTTTTACATTTTGTGGAGATAATGGATCAAGACTCATGTTTGTTCCTGTACCCCCAGATGCAAATTTTTGTATAGCTAATAAATTAATGTCCATTACTTCTTTTCTGTTTTGCAATTCTGCATCTATTTCTCTTTGATTTGGGTATCTTGGTGTTTCTTCTCCTTCAAAAACTCTTTTAGTTAATACATAGTTTTCCATGTATGGAATTATTGAATTTATTTCGTCACTTAATTTATCCATTAGTATTGCGTCATCTTTTACTTTGTCTGGCAAAGTTTGTAAAAGAAGATTCTTAGTTGCAATTATTTGTTTAGCTCCTGCTAGTGCATTCTTTTTTTCTTCATTTACTTCGTCATCTATCATTCCTAATAATTTTTCTTTATTGCCTTCATCTTCAGGTAATTTCAAAGTACTCTCAAACCATTCATTAATTCTTGTAAGAGCATATCTTTCATCTCGTATATGACCATTTCTTAATTCTCCAAGCAGTTGGAAATAAGTTGTTTGTGTATTTGGGTTATATGTATCTCTGTTATTTTTTAACCATGTCATAGCTGTTGTACTCTTAGAAGCTAATTCTTTTATTCTTAATCTTTCTTCGTCTGTCATGGTTTTACCTTTCTTCAATAAGTCTTTCATTTCTTTAATATCTTCTCGTTTGTCTTTTTCTTTTCCTGTTTTTTGATATTGAACTTCTAAAGCATTAATTGCTTTTATTGCAGTATTTAATTTCTTTTCATAGTTTTTCTTTGTTTGCAAAACATTCTGGTCAAAATATTCAGGCACAAATACAGCTTTACCTTTTTCATCAATAACAGGAGTCTTACCATCTTCTTCAAACAGTTGCTTCATTACTGGTTTTATTTCCATTTGTCCTTTGTCATTTATTATTGTTCTGGTTTTTGCTTTTCTAGGAAATAAATTTGCAAAATTTCTTATGAAATCTTTAGCTATATCAAATCTTTCTTCTCCCATAGTTTCATTAGAAGCCATTAACAAACCTCTTTCCATAATCCAAGGTATAACTACTTCGTCATATATTTTTGCTTGATCTTCAGCTTGATATAACTTTGATATGTTTTGTACTATATCTAAAATGTCTTTTGCTTCTTCATCAAAATTAGCATCATCTCCAAATTTTGCTGTTTTAAATTGGATAGCAGTCCAAGTTAATCCTAAGTTCTCTTTTAATTGCTTACTGTATTCTTCTAATTTGTAATATGAATGATCGGTACTATGTTCTTTAGCAAAATCTTTTACTCCTTTTTCTATTTGTGGTAAGAATGATCTATTGAAATAAAACTCATCTATATTAGCTGCTTCGACATTTTTATTTCTAAATGAACTTATATAATTTTGAACTTCTGGACTTTGATAAGGATAAGCAGAAAGAGGTTTTAATTCGCCTGTAACACTATCTGGAACTCTATATGTCTCATAATTTGTTTTTAGTTCTACTGCAAAATTCTTTCCTAAAGTTATAGCTTTAGCTTCTTGATATGCGTTTTTATACCATAAACTTTTACCTCTAAGAATCTCAGTATCAATTCCTGTTTGATTTTTTCTTAGTGCAACTAAAGAATTTGCGTATTCTTCTGAAGTTTCATCTATTTCTACATTTTGCGGAAATAATAGTTTTTCTGTTTTTGTATATGTACGACCTGCTTCCTGACCTTTTGCTTGTCCTTCTGCTACTTCTTCTTCTTTTTTCTCATCAATTTTTTTTACTATAAATTTTTGCAGAGTAGGCTCTATAGTCGCTAACGCTGTAGCAACTTGACTTAAAGGATCAGTTACATTAATAGCAGCTTGCGTACTTTGAGTAACAAACGTATCTCTTAATCGTGTTGCTGATTCAAACCCTTCTGGTACTGCCATTATGATGATCCTTTAGTGAAAGTTTTTTGCATGGGGTTTATATCTAAATAAGTTGATAAACCTGAAGATGCAACATTAGCTATTGTAGGTAATAAACCTTGATAATTTTTCTGTGCTTCCATATATCCTCGATTAGCTGTATCCGTAGCTTGATTTCTTCTGCTGTCTCGTTGTGCAACAATTCCTGCAACATCTCTACCATATTGGACTTCTGCTGATTCTAAAGATTGACTAAGACTTTCTCTCATTCCTGCAACCTGCCTGTCCACATCCATTTGTATTAGTGACATCAAACGACCTGACCTGCCTTCTGTTGCTGCTACTTTACCTCTAGCTCTTAACCCTTCAACAGTCTTTGCTAATTTTTTTTGTGCAGCATCAGCCCTTCTTTCTTGTAACTGTGCATTTAAAGCTTCTTGTTGTGCAGTCATAGCAGCATCAGCAGATAAAGCAGTTCGTTCTGCTGCTTGATAAGCGTATGACGCTTGTTGTCTAGCTACTCTGTTTTTTGCAGCAGCACCTAAGATTTGAGTACCTGCACTAAGAGCCAAAGACATACCAAACAGTCCTGCTCCCGAACCTGCTGCTAAAGCTCCTCCACTAGCTAATGCTCCTAATGCTACAAAACACATCAGACTGTCCTCATAAACTGAACAAATGGTTTTTTATGTATGCCATATTCTTTATGATACTTTATAAACTTAAAGCCTAAAGTATTCAACCATTTCATAGCTGCTGTATTCTCCGCATATACTACATTGTATAGAATTTTATATGATTTCAACACTTCATCAACCCATTTTCTACCTTCTCTTATTAATTGTATTTTATATTTTTTCTTAGAAAACAACTCATCTGTAGCACACATATAAATACAACCACCATGAGTAACACCACAGATACCTATAGGGTTGTCTTCATCTCCACAGATAGCCATAACTGTTTTGCTAGATAAATAAGATATTTTTAAAGCTTCATCAGCAGTTTGATTTGTTTGATAGACAGCTTCTATTCTGTCAATTTCTCTCATGTTATCACTTACATGACAAACATCTTTTAAAGTGCATTTTCTTAAATGACCCATATTATGTTCGCCTACTTCTCATATTGAACATAGCTTCAAATTCTGCACTAGCTAACAACGTAGGCAAGAAGGTTATGTTTTTAACATCTATATCAACTCTGTCTGCTCTGCTCATTATTGGAACTCTAAAAGTACCTGTAGCTAAATTTATTTCTCCAATAGCAGAACTAGCAGCACCTAGTAAACGACCACTAAATTTATGGATGCTAGTGTCTCTATGTTCAGGTGTTACTTCTACTTTAAAAAATCCTGTCTCTTCAAACTTAATGTAGAAATGATGTAGCTGTAATCTTGCACTAACAATTTCAGCACTACTTTGCTGTGGAGATTCAGTAATTCTTTGTTTACTAAATCTATAGTGCATTTCAAATGGTTCTCCGATTATTACTTTTGCGTTTGTATAGTCTCCATTTGCTTCTATTGTGCTAGTTGTGCCATCCGTCTGGTTCGTTGTTTTAACAATAGTTCCTGCTTTAAGTGTTTGAGTCGTACCATTAAGATCAATAAATGTACTGGTTTGATTTGGTGCTGTATATCTTCCAACAACATTCATATTGGCTCGTAATCTATATGGCAAAGTAAATGTAGTTTTTTTAGTCGTTGTGTTATATGTGACTGTTACTCCTGACTCGGTTACTTTATGATCTAAGTGATATTCAAAAGTAGCATATTCTTCTTTGTAGTCTGACTCAAAAGGTAGCTTTTCTAAAGTAACAACATTATCTTCTTCTATAACCATAAACAAATCAGTACCTATAAAGTCAACATTTTTAATTCTTCTATTTGGATTAATAGTAAAAGTAAACCAACTATTTAAAACTTTTTGACCTTGAGTACCAAATAGCCATCTATTGATAAATAATTTATTTGGATTGTCAGTACCTAAACAAACCAAAATATCTTGGTTGTTGGATACAGCAAGTTTAAATATTCCACTTGGTATCAGTCTTGGCACATGAATAGTAATGTTACTAGCATCTTTTAGAGTTACATCTGTTTGAGTTATATATTCTCTGATACCTGCAAAGTCTCCTTTTTTTGTAAGAAAATAAATTGACGAACCAGAACCTACAGGTGGTGCATCATCTGAAGACTCAAACTCAGTTGCAACCAATACGTTAGCTGTTAATGGTGTCAGGTTATCTGCTGAACTAGATAGTATAAACTGCGTTTGTTCTGAGAATAGAATTAACTGCTCTCCCATAGTTACAGCGTGTTTTAAGATAGCAACTTTTGTATGTGAAGCAGCTACATCTATAGGATGCGAGTCAACAATAGTTAAAACAGTATCAGGAAAGAAATTAAAAAAGTCTGACACGTTAGACAGAATTACATTGTCATCTGCAAGAAAGCCTAATCTGTTTCTAAAAAAGAATACGTTATTTATTTTACGACCTATAAAAGATGGATCAGGTGCAGACTCTACATCTCCTGTGGTACGATCAGCCCAGACAGGTAATGTGTAATCTGTACCACTTAGGTTATAGGTATCCCCATCTACTCTTGCAAACCTGAAATTACCATCAGCCTGTCTTATTAAAACGTGTGGCATGGTGGAGTAGTCAAACTTAAAAGGTATTCCTGCCTGTACTGTCTCTTCCCATTGGCCTTCTTCAAAAGTTCCACCATTGTTCGTGACAAATTTTACATAGTAATTATCAAAGTTAGTCTGGTCATCTCCTTTAACTTCAACAATATAACCATTAGGAGAAACAGTAGGTAAATCTGTAAACCTTTGAACAGAGTCTTTGACAATAGATAATTGAGTATTACCCTGAGTATCACTACCATCTATTGTGAAATTACTACCATCTGTTTTTCTAACATAAATAACACTTCCATTTCTTGTTATATCAAATCCAGTAAGACCACTTGCTAATCCATTAGCTAAGTCGTTAGCTACTCCTGAAGTGCTTAGAGTTGAATCATTCGTGGTGTCATCTGTAACAGTTACCCCATCTACCGTCACAGTATAAATAGTATTGTTTGAAACTTGCTCTACAAAAATAATTGCTTTTGTTCCTGTACCTCCTGATAAAGCAGAATCCATAGAAGTTGCAACACTTGTATTAACAACAAAAGTGAAGTCAGCAATAGTAACTGTTTTTATTTCTTCTCTTGGATTTGTAGTGTTTAAATAATTCGTTCCATCAGGTGTAACTACTGTCTTTTCTGTGCCATTTAACTCATATACTTTTACGCTTCCATTACTAAAAATAGCTACATACTGTTCATTAACATCTCTGTTTATAGTTTGAATATGAACATTTCCTAAAGTGCTTGTACTTAAATTTGTGACATACTGGATGCCTGATCTTTTTATAAGACCAACAACAGGGTTACTATCTGCATTGTCTTGTATGTCAGCGTGATCTGCTTGCTTAGATGAGTCAGATGCTTGTGAGATTCCTCTTAATAAAGTTGGAATAGCTCTTGATACGATTCCCATAATTACCTATTAAGAACATCAGCAGGAGTAAATGTATTTATCGGATTGTTTAAATTTGGATCGCCTGATAAAACATTATGATCTGCATTATCAAAATCTGTTTCCATTAATATTGCTCTGGCTCTAGCTTCATCTTGTGCTGTATATGTTCTAAGTCCATCATCTCCAATTAATCTATCAACAAAAAGTCTTGCTGCTTTAATAGTCATGTAATACCTAGCAGGTTCAGGTAATTCAACAAAATCTCTGAAGTATGTAACGTGACAAGTTAAATCTTTATCAAATTCAAAAGTATTATTTTTTCGATCATATAACTTTAAACCTCTTTGTATAACATCAGATGTTGGATGGTCATATACATTAGTATCTATTTTTAAAATATCATTTGAAATAGTAATTTTTTTATTGCTATCTCTTGTAAGCACAACATTAAATTCTTGATTGAATGACCAACCTTCAGATTGAACTGATTTGTTTACTTCAAGTAAAGTTGATTGTGCAGTTCTAGCATCTACAGGAAGTAAGCCTGTTAGTTTATTTATTGGTGCTTCGCCTATAGCAGCGAGCATAATGTTAACGCACTCAAGTTCGGTGCTTGCAGCTACAGCCATTTTTTAATACTTTTTTTTTGACATTTTCAAAGAGTCTAATTTACTTTTTTTAGTAGATTTTTTCTTTGATTTTGATTTAGTCTTTGAACCATATCCAACACCTTTAGGCATAAAAAAAAGGGGTATCTAATAATAGAATACCCCATTTTAATCATTTAGGTAGATTA